TGAGGAAAAGAAGGCAAACTGGGATAACCAAATGGCACAACTGCAATATGTTTCACAACAAAATAGTGTAGCACAGCAGTCAGCTAGACAGGCTTTTCTCAGAGAACAGATGCAAATACTCCAAAAAAATATTCCTGAGTTCGCTGATGAAAAGAAAGCGACAAAACTCAAGGATAAGTTGGTCAGAATAGGGCAAAAACAGTATGGGTATACTGCTGCTGAGATTGCTCAAATTACTGACAGTCGAGCTATCAACGTATTAAATGATGCTAGGAAGTATCAAGACATTAAGGCAGGTAAATCAAAAGCTGAGGTGAAAACCAAGGGTGCGAAATCTGTAATGAAACCGGGAGCTAAGAAACATGCCACCCCGAATGCGAAAAAACGTTCACGCCAACAGGCAAAACTAAGGAAAACTGGTAGTATGGAAGACGCTATCAGTTTAATTACTAATGTATAGTTAAGGAGAAAATATTATGGCGCAGCCAGATAATAGTTTTGACAGTTACGATGCAGTGGGTATACGGGAAAACCTCGAAAATGTAATTTACGATGTCAGTCCAGAAGAGACTCCGTTCTACACAACCTGTAAGAAAGTCAAAGCAACTAATACCTACCATGAGTGGCAGACTGATACTTTGAGAGCATCAGGTGCAAACGCTCATATCGAGGGAGATGCAACAACAGCAGAAGCAAGAACTGCAACTACTCGTCTAGGTAATTACACACAAATCTTTAAAAATGCTGTAGTTATTCCTGATACCGACAAAGGCTTAGACAAAGCCGGTCGTGCATCAGAGATGGCATATCAGACTTTGAAGATTGCAAAAGAGCAAAAACTCGACATCGAGAAGGCACTCTTTGATAACAATGCAAGGGTAGCAGGTGATGCAACAACTGCTCGTGAATTAGCAGGAACAGAAACATGGTTCACTTCTACTATTCAAAACAGGGGCACAGGTGGAGCACATGCTGCAGGTACAGGAGCAGATGCTCGTACAGATGGTACTCAAACTGCTTTTACCCAAGCTAAGTTCGATGCAATTATGCAGAACTGTTGGGATAAAGGTGGTAAACCAGATAGTGTTTATCTGAGTGCTTATCTGATGAATCTTGCTTTAGCATTCACAGGTAATAATAACCAACGTTCAACTGTTCAAGCAGGTGATGCGAAAGTTATAAAATCTTTGGATGTATATGTAACCCCATGGGGCACTATCGAGTTCATTCCTTCTCGTGAAAACCGAGGTAGGACTGTACACGTTATGCAAGATGACATGTGGGCAGTCGCTGTTCTTAGAGGTACTAAGAATGTCGAACTAGCCAAAACTGGTGATAATTCAACTCGTCAAGTAGTGACTGAGTTGACTCTCGTTGCAAAAAACGAGGCATCGTCAGGATTAGGTGTTGACTTTTCTACTTCTTAATGAGGTAGAATAATAGAGTGGGAGGTCTGAGTTAAGCCTCCCACACTACTAAGGTAAATATGAAGATTAAAGAACAAGTACATCACGACATAAAAAATGACAAGATAATCGTGCAGAGTACATACGATAGCAACCCTACACTTGAAAGGGCAGAACAGCTCAGAAAGGCAAAGGTTGGTATAACTGGTCATAATAAATTGGTTGGAACGATACCGATTCACATCGTCAAGATGTGGTGTGATGAAGCAGGTATCAAATGGAGTGATACTCAAGCCAAGAAAGAAATCATCAGAAAAAAGATGCTTAGTGGCGATTTTGATAAACTTCGAGTATGGAAAGGAACTTTTTAGGAGAAATAAATGGCAGATACAACTACAACAATACACTCCTTGACTAAGCCAGAGGTTGGAGCATCGGCAGATACTTGGGGTACAAAAATAAACACAAATCTAGATACACTAGATTCGTTATTAGCAACAGGTACTAGCACGAAAGGCGGAGATATAGCATCTGCTGACCCATTAGTTATTGATACGGATGGTGAATACTTTGATGTAACAGGCACTACTGGTTTTACAGCAATGACTATAGCTGCAGGTAGACAAGTCACCCTACAGTTTGATGGTGCATTAACAATGACACATCACGCTACTAATTTAGACTTGCCGGGAGAGGCTAATATAACAACAGTAGCAGGTGATGTAGCAACCTTTCAATCAACTGGTGCTAATACAGTTCAATGTATAAATTATACGAGAGCTACTGGTGTACCAGTAGTAGTAACAGCAACAGCGACAGAACTTAATCTAATAGATGGAGTAACAGCTACTACAACTGAACTTAATTATTTAGACATAACAACTCTTGGAACTTCAGAAGCAAGTAAAGCATTAACAGCAGATGCTAATGGAATAGTAACCCTTGACCAAGATACTGATAATGAAGCACTCATAATTGATAGTGAAGCAACTAGTAAAAATGCAGTAGAAATAGCTGGTAAGTATGGACTTTATATTGCCCAAGATATTTCTGGTGGCTATACTGCTTCGTTTAAGCGTAACCTAGCTGAAGCAGGTTCTTATCCACTTGTAACTATTACAGATGACCACGCTTCCAATACTCAACCCGCATTAAAGATACAACAAGATGGTGCAGGGTATGGACTAGAAATAGACCAGAATGGTAATAATTATGGACTTATAATTGATAGTGAATCAGCTTCTCAATATGCACTCAGGGCTAATGGTAAGTGGGGTATCGATATTACTCAAGATATTTCTGGTGGTCTGGCTGCTTATTTTTCTCGCAACCTAGGTGAAGGAGGTTCTTATCCACTTGTAAATATTATAGATGACAATGCCTCCAATACTCAGCCTGCATTAAAGATACAACAAGATGGTGCAGGGTATGGACTAGAAATTGACCAGAATGGTAATAAGCAAGCACTTTATATTGATTGTGAATCAGCTGGTGAATATGCAATCAAGGCTAATAGTAAGTGGGGTATCGGTATTACTCAAGATATTTCAGGTGGTAGTGCTGCAACATTCAATCGTGACATAGCTGAAGCAGGTTCTAATCCTCTTGTAACTATTATAGATGACAATGCCTCTAACACACAACAAGCATTAAAGATACAACAAGATGGTACTGGAGCTGCTATTGAAGTTGTAGGTGGAAATATAGTAATCGGCACATCAGGTAAAGGTATTATGTTCCATCCTCACGATGAGACTGTAACCACTCCCGGTTCGGATAGTAACCTTCTGGATGACTATGAGGAGGGAACTTGGACAATTAGTGTTGATTCAGGCACAATAGGTGCACCAGCTGGAAAATATATCAAGATTGGGAATCAAGTAACAGCTTGGTTTCAGGCGAATACATTTTCTGACAGAACCACTGACTCTGCCCTCAGAATCCAAGGTCTACCTTTCACTTCATATAGTGATATGGGTGCTTATTCGTGTGGTTCAATAATGTGTAAATACACCGATAACCCTGCAAATCAAGCATATGTAAGTCATAGTGTAACTCATATAGACTTTTATGGAAACCATACAGGAAATTGGGATACATTAAAATACAATGACCTCAATAACACATCAGCTACATTGTATGGGTCTGTAACATATTTAGTAGCTTAATTACGCCTAATGGAATTTAGGCACGGACATTTAACAACAGGAGAATGCAATGGCTTTAACAAAAGAAACAATAGTAGATAAGATAGAAGTCCTAGAGATGGGGCAAGTGCAAGTTCGCACAGCAACGAGAGTCTTAGAAGATGGTGTAGCACTAAGCTCATCATTTCATAGACACGTTCTCGCACCGGGAGATGACTTATCTGAACAAGATGCAAAAGTGGCAGCAATAGCGACAGCAACTTGGACACCGGAAGTAGTAACTGCATATGAAGCAATGATAGCAGCACAAGAATTACCGGGAGAGTAAATTATGGAAATAACAATCAACAGTCTTAAATATGCAGACCCTGATGAAACTGTAATCGAGGTTAATTGGGGAGCATCTATTTGGGAAACGATTAGAGAGCCTGTAGAGGCAACCTATGATGCAGAAGGCGAAGAACTGACTCCAGCAGATGAGGGGGAAGTTTATTCAGCAGCAGTTTCGGGTACTCAAGAATTTGAGAGAGATGAAAGCTCTCCTGATTTTGTACCTTATGATGACTTAACTGAAGCTACAGTAATGCAATGGCTTGAAGATGCATTAGATTTAACTGAACTTGAGAATAAGCTCGCAGGCTTTATAGCAGAGCAAAAGAACCCAGTAGTGGAGAAAGGACTTCCTTGGGAAGCAGTCGCATAGTGACATTATATTAATAACACAGGAGTAACGTAATGGCTAAAAAACAAAAAGAACAGCCTCAAACAGTAGTGATTGATGATACAGAGTATAAGGTGGATGACTTGAGTCAAGAGCAAATAGCAATGGTAAATCATGTGGCGGACTTAGACCGCAAGATAAGTTCCTCAAAATTTAACCTTGACCAGTTAAATGTAGGGCGAGGAGCATTTATGAATCTATTAACAGGCTCTTTAGAAACACCAGAGGCGGAGCTATCTTAAAGATAATAGCAATAGCAACTGGAGTAATAGCTTTTATAGCATTACTGGTAATAGGTACTGATGCTTTAATGTGTGAGCCACCTTGCGTCTAAATGAAAGAGATGACAGAAAAAGAACGCAGTATGATGCGTTTCAGATTCGTTGCACTCGGAATTTATCTCTTAATTTGCTGCTATGACTTCTTATTCGTGCCGGTGTGGTACGGCTTAAATCGCCCGGACATAAGTCAGTTTATAGAAATACTCAATAGTACACCAGAGGTACTCGTCCAAATGGAGCTTATGAAGAAGCTCACCGGGCAGCACGACCCATTCACGCTCATGGGTGGTGGTTTGTTCCACCTAACTTTTTTAAGTATACTTACAGCTAGTGCTATAGGGATTAATAAAAAATGAGCAATAGATTACGCAACAACGTAATAGCAGGTTTTATAGTAATAGCTTTCTGGATTGTTTTTGTATTTCCAGTAATGGCAGTAGATGAAAGCGTAATAACACAAAATACCACATCTACAGTAACAACAAATGGCACAAACGAAACCACAGTAAAGTCTCCACCACCTTCAGCTATCTCACCAAACGTGGGTGGTAATAATACAGACCTTTGTACAATCTCGTCTAGTGGTGCTATGGGTACGCAGATTTTTTCACTATCTTTAGGTGCTACCTATACAGAGGAAAACTGTCTCAGATTAAAAAATGCTAAAACATTGTATGACTTTGGTATGAAAGTAGCAGCAGTTAGTCTTCTCTGT